GGATCAAATGCTCACAACGTATCTGCAACCATTTCAATCAGAGAGCACGAGTGGCCAGCGGTTGGTGAATGGATGTGGGAGAACAGAGAATATTACAATGGACTTTCAGTATTACCATATGACGGAGGAACATACATTCAAGCACCGTTTGAAGATTGTACTGAAGAAAAATATGAAGAGTTAATGGAATCATTAAAAGATGTTGATTTATCTAAAATTGTTGAAGTTGATGATAACACAGACCTATCAGGCGAAGTTGCTTGTGCGGGAGGTGCATGTGAAGTTGTGATGGCGTAATGGAACACGATAAATTAGTTCAGAACATTGTAACTGGAATGTATGACTCGATCAAAGGAAACAGATAATACAGTAAGGGAGAAGCCAAAACTTCTCCCTTCTGATTTTTATATTGAGGACGGATTTAAAGTAATGACTGAAGAATATCATATCAAACGAGGATATTGTTGTGGTAATGGTTGTAGACATTGTCCTTTTAGTCCAAAAGCAATTAAAGGTAATAGGACTTTAATTGAAAAATAAAGCAAGTATATTTATCACTATATGGCAGATGGAACTACATATGGTATAAATTTTCCTTTCAGAGATTCTGTTCGTGGTGACTACTTGGATTTAACCAACACTGCGGGACAAGAAATCAGAGCGGATCTTATTAACTTACTTCTTACTAGAAAAGGATCAAGATATTTCTTACCTGATTTCGGTACAAGACTTTATGAGTATCTTTTTGAACCATTCGATGGTTTAACATTTGACGCAATTGAATCCGACATCAGATCTTCAGTTGAAAAATATATCCCGAATTTATTAATTAATAGATTGACGGTGGAACCTTTGAACCCAGAGGAAGAGGCGGACGACAACGCTTTTACCTCAAACACACCAACCTCACCTGTTTATAGATACCCTGGAAAAGGAACCGCAGAATATACTGCAAAAATAAAAATAGAATATTCTGTTCAAGACAGTGCATTTGCAACAAGTGATTTTGTAATTATCAATATTTAAGATAGATGGCTAATCGTAAGATATCATATACAACCAGAGACTTCGAAGGAATAAGGTCAGAACTTATACAATACGTTCGTACTTACTATCCTGAACTAATTCAAAACTTTAATGACGCTTCGGTGTTTTCTGTGTTTTTGGATTTAAACGCTGCTGTTGCAGATAACTTACATTATCATATTGATAGAAGTATTCAAGAAACAGTTCTTCAATACGCACAACAAAGATCTTCGATTTACAACATAGCAAGAACTTATGGATTAAAGTTACCTGGTCAAAGACCTTCAGTTGCTTTAGTTGATTTTTCAATAACAGTACCTGCGTTCGGTGATAAAGAAGATGAAAGATATTTGGGTCAACTAAGAAGAGGATCACAAGTATTAGGTGCTGGACAAGTTTTTGAAAACGTAGAAGACATTGATTTTGCATCTCCATATAATTCTCAAGGATTTCCTAATAGACTTAAGATACCAAACTTCGATAGTAGTAATAGATTAGTTAACTATACTATAACTAAAAGAGAAGTTGTGGTTAATGGTATAACTAAAGTATTCAAAAGAGTGATCACTCCTGGTGACGTAAGACCATTCTTAGAGGTTTTTTTACCTGAAAAGAATGTATTAGGTGTTACAAGTGTTCTTTTAAAAGATGGAACAAGTTACACAACAGTGCCGACCGTTAATGAATTTTTAGGATTACAAAACAAATGGTATGAGGTTGATGCTTTAGCTGAAGATAGAATCTTTATTGAAGATCCAACCAAAGTATCGGACCAACCAGGAATTAAAGTTGGACGTTATATTCAAACACAAGATAAATTTATTACTGAATATACACCTGAAGGATTTTTGAAGATGACTTTTGGTGGTGGAACAAACACAGCACAAGATGCTCTTAACCAATTTACAACGTTAGGAGTTCCTTTGAATCTACAATTGTATCAAAACAATTTATCGTTAGGTTCAGCACTAAAAGCCAACACAACTTTATTCATTCAATACAGAACGGGTGGAGGACTATCAACAAACTTAGGAACGAATGTTATCAATCAAGTTGGAACCGTTTCATTTTTTGTGAATGGTCCATCGGAAGCTACAAACCAACAAGTTGTTGGATCTTTAAGATGTAACAACGTAACGGCAGCCATCGGTGGAGCTGGACAACCAACAGTTGAAGAAGCAAGAAATTATGTGTCATTCAACTTTGCATCACAAAATAGAGCCGTAACAGTAAATGACTATGAAGCTTTAGTTAGAAAAATGCCATCACAATTCGGTGCACCTGCAAAAGTTGCTATCACGGAAAACAACAATAAGGTATTGGTTCAAATTTTATCTTATGATACTTCAGGTAAATTAACATCTATTGTGTCGAATACATTGAAACAAAACTTAGCGAATTACTTATCGAATTATAGAATGATGAATGACTATATCTCAATTGAAACTGCTGAAGTTATTGATATCAGTATTGATATTGCGGTTGTGTTAGATGCAACTCAAAACCAAGGACAAGTTATTTCAAATATAGTTAATAAGATATCGACTTTCATGGATCCACAAATTAGACAGTTAGGTCAAAATATTTACTTGGCTCAGTTGAATAGTTTGATTCAAGATGAAAATGGTGTAATCACCGTTGCTGGACTTCAAATTTATAATGAGGTCGGAGGTCAATACTCATCAGCTCAAACATCGATGCCATATGCTGACGAGGAGTCAAGACAGATAAGACCTGTTGATGATACCATATTTGCTCAACCAAGTCAGGTATATCAAATCAGATATCCACAGAAGGATATTAGAGTAAGAGTTAAGAACTTCCAAAACGTTTCGTTTACTTAAGTTTATTTAATTGACCATTAGGTTATTATTGATTAATACGCCATTTTCTTTTCCTTAGAAAATGGGGGTTAAACTATTTATCAAAAAAGGCATTAATGGGTAATTCCTACAGAATACGAACCGAACCTGGTTCAGATCAAGTTATAAACGTTCAGATTGACCAAGAATTTGATTTCTTAGAAATACTTTCTTTGAAGATTCAAAGTGATGACATCTATACAAGAAATTGTGCAGACTATGGAGTTGTCGTTGGACGTGTAACAGCAAACGGAGGATTTGGATTACCTAATGTTAGGGTTTCAGTTTTTGTTCCGATAGCACAAGAAGATCAAAACAATGAAATTGTTAGTGTCCTTTATCCTTACAGATCACCAACAGATAAGAATGAAGATGGGTACAGATATAATTTATTACCATATGAGAAATCTTATTCTTCTCATGTACCAACAGGTACATTTCCATCAAGAAGTGATGCATTAGCTAACCCAACAGTAATTCAAGTTTACGACAAGTATTACAAGTATACGGTAAAGACAAATGACAGTGGTGATTATATGATCATGGGAGTTCCCTTAGGGAACCAAACAGTTGTGATGGATGCTGACCTCTCAGATATTGGTGAGTTCAGCCTTACCCCACAAGATTTGATTAGAATGGGGTTAGCAACTGAGAACCAATTTAATGGTAACGGATTCAAAGCTTCACCAGATTTAAATTCATTACCTCAAATTATAAATTTACAAGCGAATATAGATGTTTCGCCTCTTTTTGGTCAACCTGAAGTTTGTCAAATTGCCATTAATAGAGTCGACTTCGATTTGAGAGATGATGCAAATATCGATATTCAACCAACAGCTGTTTTTATGGGTTCTGTCGTTTCGGCAACAGACTCAAGAGTATTAAGAAAAAACTGTAGACCGGCAACTGAAGCGGGTAACTTATGTGATTTGGTTTCAGGACCTGGAGAAATATTATGTATTAGACAAACAGTAGGCCAAGATAGTACAGGAAAACCAGTATTGGAAGAATATGAATTCGACGGTGGAGCAAAAGTAATCGATGGTGACGGAACGTGGTTAACAGATGTCCCAATGAATTTGGATTACATAATAACAAATGAGTTTGGTGAAAGAACAATTTCATTAGATCCAAGTGTTGGAATACCAACCAAGGGTAAATATAGGTTCAAAGTTAAGTGGGAACAATCTGCAGATTTAGGTGAGCAAGTTAAAAGAGGTTATTATTTGGTTCCAAATATCAAAGAGTGGGGATGGACTAATCCCGCTTTGGATCCATATGGTTTTTTCCCAACAGGATCAACACAATATCAAGAGGTACAAAAATCATATGCGTTTTCTTTAGATTGGGATGACTATGTTGATCCACAATCCGCAATAGATTGTGAAGATACTTTTTATGAGTTTGGATACAACCGAGTTTATACGGTGTCTCAATTTTTAGATGGGTATCATAAAGGAACTAATAGAGGTAGATTTATAGGTATTAAACAAATTTTAGAAAACACTTGTGATTCAACTAGTAATAAGTTTCCAACTAATGATGGAGTCAAAAATTTCGATTTGATTTTCATTATATTCAATTTCTTCTTTAGCTTTATAACACTTCTACTAATACCATTAATGGTTGTGGTACACTTATTGGCGTTTTTATGGCCGATATTAAAAGCCTTGATAACTTTTGTTTATGGTTCGTTAGCTTGGATTGTTTATATTCTTTGTAGGGTTCTTGATGCGATACCATTTGTAAGCATTAGTTGTAACAAACCGCCTTCATTTAGAGACATCTTCAATTCACTTGGTGAACCATTTAAGAATATCTCTTTACCAACGATAACATATCCCGATTGTGAATTATGTTCTTGTTCTTCAGACTCATTGGAAACTAATCCTAATGCTGCTGCTTTTGCTTCAGAATCTTTAAGGACGACTTCATTAACTCTTTTGGGAGACACACCAAATCCAGTCAATTATTCTAATATATTTGACGATACTTATGCGGTTAATGATCCATGGTTCGAAAATTTAACTATCACAACACAACCGGATGGTGCTCAAGTGGCTCAAAGTCAAATTGCTCTTCAAACCGTTTCATTTCCAAATATATCATATCAAACTGATTACCAAAGATTATTAGCTGGAATTAATAAAGTATTTGCGGGACAAAGGACACCAGCAGCAATATGGATGAAACAACCTGTTGCAGGATTTGATTTAACCTTGACTGAAAGAATGAACTTGTTTAATTACAAACACCAATATTTTAATCAGTTTGGAGGTTATAACCAAGTTAAAACTTATGTTGCTTCAGATATTGCCGCAAATAACGGAGCGTTTCACTATGATAATACAATAACATTATTGTGTGATGCTGATACATTAGACAATTTTTTAACAGGTAGAGTATTATCGTTCCAAAGTCCGGCTAATTCATTAGATCCAAATACCGATAAGGCTGAAGTAAACTTTTCAGGACTTACCTCATCAACAGGGTACTCGAAGAATTTAAAATCAATTACGGTAAATTATGCTAATCCTGATAGTTCAGATCAAAACCTGACGCAACAGTATATTGTAAATCAAACACCCGATGCAGTTCAAAACTGCTGGGTGGGTTCTGTTACGGCATTAACAGGAAATGATTGGTATTATTATGATTGTGATGGAACGTATTATTCAGGTAATACATCACAATCTGGAACAATATGTGTTAATGATTTTTATCCGAACGAAGGGGTTGTGGTTACGAACGTGAAGTGCCAAGAACCATTGAATTTACATTATACTAGGGTCAAGTCTGATATAGAGTATTTTCAGGTTATCACTGCAATGACTTATAGTACTTTTTCAAACTTGAACCCACCAACATATAGTGGACAAAAAAGTTTGAAAGAAAGATATATTGATAATTACAATTTGTATTGGAAAGAGAGTGAGGAAAAAAACGGATGGTTCGGTGGAAAATACTTAGAATGGAGTCCTGATTATTCTACAAGACCATTCTTTGCAATCCCTGATCAAACAGAGTTGGTTATTGTTATTTTACAAAGAGGTGTCGATCCGAACTCAACGAGACAAACAACAACTGTTGACATAAGTAGAATATGCGGACAGTCGTATGGTACGGTACAGGTAACATCAAAATATAAATTGAATGTGCCAATTCAACCAGGATTGGTTTTACCAAGACACAATCAATTTACTACTAATGAAGATAATCCAAATAATCCAATCTACTTCGAATCTTTTATATTCGAGCCAGGTGAAAACTATTCAGGTTATACGACAAATATGCCGTCATATTATTCATCGTTAGATTCTACATCTTTTGGGTTCCAAATTGATCCTAAAGGATCTACCACAATTTTAGATACAAATAAACTTTCGGTTAATCAAGGATTTGGAGGTGGTTATGTTAAGTCAAATACTTCAATAAATGTTTTCGGAACAAGTGTTTATATGAATGTGTCGTCACAACCTACCGTCATATCTCCTTCAATAATAGGACCAAGTCCGTGGTATCAGATAATGTCAAAATATTATCAATTAGCTGGAGGTAAAAAGTTTTTAGGTTATTGGAATGATGAGTATGTTGAGGGAGGATCTTACTTCTTTGCGTCGATTGGTGGTAGTATTGAAGATGGAAGACCTTCACTTAGATACGATAGGTTCATGTATTTTTCTCCTGCATATTCGACAGGAAACACAATGACAATGGTCAATAATACTAACAAGATTGTCATGAGAACTGATAGACTCCCAACATCTACATCTAGAACTGGAAATCTTAATAACACATATTTGTTACATCAGAATACAAATATGAGTTTTTATTTTGTTAGTGATGAAGGAGCCGTTGAGTCATATGAAAATTTACTATCTGACTTTTTAATTAATGGTGAGGCAGAAGATTTTGGAAATGAGTTTGAAGATCAATTAACATCAACTTTTGGTTGTCAGGGATTGGTTCCATATAATTGTTATTCAGGAAATTCAGAAAACTTTGGTGTTAAACCGAAAACAGATAAGTGTTATAGTAGAGTGAGTATTAAAGGAGGTTGTTATGTTTTCGTAAAGACTCCAATCTTATCTCTTCCAAATGATTTTAAACAATTAAGTGAATACAAGGCAAGAACTAGAATTAACTTTGCGGCGTGTAGAAATGTCTTTGGACATTCATTTTCGAATAATTGGATAAACGGGACTTTATATCATTTTCCATTCAGAAACTTAAGATTTTTCAAGTCACCACTTGACCCCGTAGATCCAAACGGACCATATAATGAATTTTGTAAAGATACTATTTTATTACATGAGAAAACTAACAATTTCTATTATAGATCGTCACCATATAACGGAAACTCTTTCATTGGTAAACAACACTCAACTGCAAGACAGAGAAGAAACGAAAGAGAAATTCTATTTCCAACTACAATAATGGATATGGGACCGAGAGATGCGTTCACTCAAGAAATAAGTTTAAATGCGGATTTTTATGGGTATAATGTAAACAAGATACCCACAACAACTTTCCAAGACCCTTCAGACCTTTTAAATTTGTTTATAGTGTCGAGACAACTAAATTCAACGTTTTTACAAAAATTGATTGGATTAGGAGATGGATCGGTCAACGCATTCTTTACAAGACCTAAAGAAAAATTTGATGGTGATTATGCTCAGATGATATCAATTAATTCTGAATTAGGGGTTCAACAATTTAATTTTGAGGCCTATACTGCACAATCTGGATCGTCAACAAACAATCCATTCTTCTTAGGGGCTGATAGATCTGGAGAACCTGTTATAGGGGTATTCTTTTCATCTGATACACAAACTAGAGATTTAGTTTCACCGAGAAGACTTATAAGAAATGACCAAGTTCCTTATAACGATGCGGTTTATGATTATTTACCTATAAAAACACAAGAAATACCGTTCTACAGTTGGACAACTAGAGATAGTAATACTGTGTTTGGTACTCAATATAATGATTGGAGGACATCATCGATTAAGTCTAATCTATATCAGAAGTTCAATAGAACTGATATAACTTCAAATTATTTTATGGGAGAAAATCCTAGAGCAGATTTTATGAAAGGGTATATCTATAACAGAAGTAATGTTCTTTATCAACCTGGAACGACTGAGGAGGCATATCAATTCGAAGGAGATAAAAATACATCAGACTCACCTAGTTATGATCCTGTTAATATCAACACATATTTCACAGTTGGTTTACCTTATCAATTCTATTTTGGATTAGGTAAAGGAAAGAGCTCCATGAACAGATTTGTAAAAAAATATGTTAACGAATAATGAACGGAACAACAATTATACCAAGTAATCTAAGATTTAAGTCGGCACCATCAATTGACCAACAGGTACCCGTATCTGTTGATAGTAAATCTAATGAAATAACTGAATATGATAGAATTGCTTCGGTCAATCTCGCGGTTCAATTTGATAAAGAAAGACAAGAGTCTACCACATTTAGACCTACGTTTAAAGTTAGTCCGATTTATAACAACGCCTTCACAGGTACAACAGAGTATCTTCCGTTCCTTAATCATTTATCTTATGCAGATGCAGAGAAATCAGTGGTTAGTGGTATATGGAAAGGTTTTCCGCAGTATTATGAATACGAATTTTATAGACCAAACATTACAGATCAACATTTAAGTTATGTTAGTAAAAGTGCTTACACGTATAATTGGACGTATTATTTAACTTATCCATTCGAGAATAATTATACCGAACCGATGTATTGGACTGATGGGGTGGATGAAATAAATTGGGTTGCTCAAGACGGAATTCCATTTGTTATTAAAAATTTAAAATTTGACGGTACAAACTATATCTCGTTTGAATGTATTTCTGAACACAATTTGTTACCGGGTGAGTATGTCCAACTTAATTTTTCTTATGGAACTCAAACAGTTTTCCAAGTTAATACTTTAGGTAATGGTACTTTCGGATCGGACTTATACGTGTTCAACTTATACAATATAGGATATACAGGTAACACCTTTACGAACAATAAAGTTGGAACGTTCAAAAAAATTATTGATGTCACTAATTCGGCGGAAACGATGTCAAGTTATTACGTTAAAACACATAAAGTTTTAACTGACGTGAATGATTTAGTCGTTACTAAGGCAGGATTTGAAGAGGTTCCATTTGCTAATAATAAAAAGTTTGAATTCTCATCTTTAACACCTAATAATATTTCGAGGATATCACAAAAAAATGCCTCAACAACTTACAGCTTTACAACCAATTATGACTTGGATATTAATAATATATTGGATAATCAAAAGAGACCTTTGAATGAAATATTCTTAACGATTATTAATAAAGGATATTCGGGATACTTCAACAAGCCTTTCCAAGGAGTCGGAACTAAACAAGGTTGGCAATTCAATATTTTATCGTTGAATAACAAATATTGGGAGGACAACAATATTAAATCGAATTCAAATATACCTGTAAGTTCTTATACTCAAACGAGTGGTAGTACTGAACAATTTTATTATAATTTGGATTACAAGTCCGGTGATACAATGTCTGGCGACTTTTGTGAATGGAATAATTTTACACAAACAGAAAGAATCATTTCACCTTATTACCAAAAGATAAGATATAATCAAGACGTATTCAAAAGCTCAAGTACCCCTACAAATAACCCAAGTGGATATTATTAT